ACGCAAAACAAGGTTTAACTAATGCATCTGGTCTTTGTGATGGTTGGACTCAATTGATTTGGGGTACAACTACACGTAAAGATGTATTACAATTAAGACCAGTAACAGAATCTTATGAACAACCTATAGCTGGACGTTTAATAATATTTCCAAACTGGTTAAAGCATCAGGTATTTCCTTTTTTTGGTGAAGGAGAAAGACGTTCTTTGGCAGTAAACTGGAATATTTTTGATACTAAAAAAGAAATAGAAGATCATCTTAATGGAGAAAATCAATAACTAAAATAGAATACAAATATAATGAAGACAAAGCTTTGTCTGAATTGAAAGAATACATCGACTCAACTTATGATGAACACTATAGCACGAACCAGTTTCAGGCTACAGAGTTTATTATAGACGGTGGACATGGTGAAGGTTTCTGTATCGGTAACATCATGAAATACGCACAACGATATGGAAAAAAAGATGGTTATAATAAAAGGGACTTGCTAAAAGTGATTCACTATGGTATTATAGCTTTACATAATCACGACATAATGGAGAAAAGTGAAAAATGAAACTAAGTAATGGAACTATTAATGTGTTGAAGAATTTCTCAACCATAAATCAAAATCTTGTAATCAAGGAAGGTAGTGATATATCTACCATGTCAGCAATGAAGAACATTGTTGCAAAAGCAAAGGTAGAAGAGGACTTCACAAAAGAGTTCGCAATCTATGATCTCAATGAGTTTCTATCTGCACTGTCTTTATTTGGAACTCCAGATTTAGACTTTCAAGATGACTATGTTGTTATCACAGAAGAGGGTTCTGCAAAATCTTTAAAGTATTGGTACTCTGATCCATCTGTGGTTACAACACCAACAAAAGATATTACTATGCCATCAAACGAAGTTAAGTTTGATTTCTCTAGTGACTCTCTTGCAGAAATAACAAAGGCTGCTTCTGTTATTGGTGCTCCTGATATGGTTCTTGAAAAAGGTAAACTTAGGGTTACTGACAAAAAGAATACAACTGCAAATGATTATGCAACTGAATTAGATGTTCCAGATAGTGACGTAGATTATAAATTCTGGTTCAAGGTTGAAAATCTAAAACTACTTCCTGGCTCTTATAGTGTCGAAGTTTCTTCAAAAAACATTAGTAGGTTTTCTAACTCTAATGTTGATATAGAGTATTTTATTGCTCTGGAACCAGAATCTTCTTATGCCGCTTAAAGTTAGGAAACTATATTATGGAAAATTTTTTGTGGGTCGAGGAATATCGTCCCAAGGATGTAGGCTCATGCGTACTTCCTAAAACCTTGAAAGACACTTTCTTAGAGTTTGTTGAAAGTGACAATATACCAAATCTGATTTTATCTGGTAAGCCTGGAGTAGGTAAGACAACTATTGCAAAGGCAATGCTTGAACAGATTGGTGCTACCTATATGATGATTAACGGTTCTGAGGAGTCAGGTATTGATGTCCTCAGAACCAAAATCAAAAACTTTGCTTCTACTGTATCACTTGAAGGTGGTAGAAAGTATCTAATACTTGATGAAGCAGACTACCTAAATCCTCAATCTACACAACCAGCCTTACGTGGTTTCATTGAAGAGTTTCATAAGAACTGTGGATTTATTCTTACCTGTAATTACAAGAATCGTTTGATTGAACCACTACATTCTCGTTGTAGTGTTATTGAGTTTTCTATTCCTAAATCCGAAAAACAAACTCTTGCTTCTGAGTTTATGAAAAGACTTATAAGTATACTTGATACAGAACAAGTTAAATATGATAAAAGAGTTCTTGCAGAAGTTATCAATAATCATTTTCCAGATTGGAGAAGAGTATTAAATGAACTTCAACGATATTCTATCTCTGGTCAAATTGATGCTGGGATACTCGTAAATTTAAACGATGTAAATACAAAAGAACTTATGAAGTTTATGAAAGATAAGGAGTTCACTAATGTTAGGAAATGGGTTATCGATAATCTTGATAATGATCCTGTTCGTTTGCTTAGGAGCGTGTATGATAATCTTTATGAGTATGTGGACGGTTCTAGTATCCCTCATTGCGTTGTGGTCTTGGGTGAGTATCAGTACAAGTCAGCTTTTGTCGCAGACCAAGAAATAAACACAATGGCCTGTTTGACTGAGATTATGGCAAGAGCTAAGTTCAAATGATACCTCATCCTTATATTTCTTGGACTCCTCCAGTTTATGATTCAAAAGAAATAATACAAATTCATAATAAAATACAAAAAACACACGTTGGTATGGAACCACCAAATGCTGCTGGAGAGGGGAGAAAAAAAGCTGATGTGCAATTAGTAATATTTGAAGATATTAAAAAAGATATAAGTAAAATAATAAATCATGCATATCAAAAAAGTTCACTATATTTTGGTTATCATATAAATTTTGCAAATGATATAGATGTTCTTCATTACAATACATATACTGCTGATAAAAAATCTAGATATGACTTTCATACTGATTCTGGTAATAATCCAATGCATGATATTAAACTAACACTATTAATTAATTTATCCCCTAGAGAATATGAGGGTGGAGAATTTTTTATTTTTGATAATGGACAAGAACAACTTATAGAAGAATTTCAAACGCCAGGCACAGCAGTAATGTTAAAGTCTCATATAAATCATAAAGTTACACCAGTTACAAAGGGTGTGCGAAGAACACTAACTCATTTTATGAAAGGCCCTGCTTGGAAATGATAGATGTATATGATGATGTTTTAGAAGAACATAATGCTATATTAGTTGATGATACAGTAAAACAACTATCTTGGAAGTATGACTATTCCTCTCAACCAAAAGCACCAAACAAACACTGGCATATTCTTTGTGGACATAACGAAGAAGAATGTACAGAATCTGGATTTGATTGGGCTCATAGTATATTTCAAACTGCAATGCATAAGTATAAGTTTACAGAAAAATATGATGTTGATACTTATCTTAGAATCTATATGAACGCTCACACTCATGGTATTGAACCACACTTACATACTGATGATGGTGACTTCACTATGATATATTATCCAAGACTTGATTGGAAACTAGAGTATGGTGGTGGAACATATATAGATGGTGAATTAATAGAATACAAAGGTAATCGTTTAGTTGTATTTGATGCACCTCTCTTACATTCTGCAATGCCAGTATCTAGAGAGTGTTATCAATTAAGAACGTGTGTAGTATTCAAATGTACGAAAGTGAATAATAATGTATGAATTAAAAGTTAAAAATGGAAAGTATACAGCAGACAATTGGGTTGTTCTATGGTGGGTAGTATTTCGTCATCGGCTATCGCACTTCTGTAAGGGTGAAGGATTTGCTGATTAATGTATGAGCTCAAAGACTATCTTAAAGCCATAAATCAATCTAAAGAAAAACTTATGGATGGTGATGATGAAGAGTGGGAAAAGAAATATCCTCCATTCATTGTTAATAAGTGTTTATCTCCATTTCCCGATACTATACAATTAGTTAATGAAATGAACCAACTACCACACCTAGATAAGAAACTTCAGTTTGATTTTTTGATAAATAGTCTAAGACCAAGAAAAAGATTTACTCCTTGGATGAAGGCGAAGAAATTAGATAATTTAGAGTATGTTAAAGAGTATTATGGATATAGTAATGATAAAGCTAAAACCGCTCTAGAAATACTTAATGATGAACAGATTTCTGCCATAAAGAAAAAATTAAATAAAGGTGGAAGACATGGAACAAGTTAATTGGACACAGGAGCAAATGCTCGAAGTGGGTTTAAAGGAACCAGATGATTTCCTTAAAGTAAGAGAAACACTAACACGTATTGGTGTTGCATCTAGAAAAGAACGTAAGCTCTGGCAATCCGTACACATTCTACACAAACAGGGTAGATACTATTGCTGTCATTTTAAAGAGTTGTTTGCGTTGGATGGTAAAGAAACAAACATATCAGTAAATGATATTGCTAGACGTAACACTATTGCTAAATTGCTCAAAGATTGGGGTCTTGTAGAAATCATAGGTGAAATTGGAGAACAAGCACCTCTCAGTCAAATAAAGGTAATTTCTTTTTCGGCTAAGTCTGAATGGATATTAGAACCGAAATATAATATAGGTAAAAAGAAAGAAGTTTAATGGAGCAATTCAAGTCTTACATCACAGAGGAAAAGGATGAACCTTATAGGTTGATGTTAATAATCTTTGATGATCCTAATGATCCAAATAAAACTGGAGAAGAAATAGAAAAAGAATGGGCAAAAAATAATAACCCAAAAGATTTTTATCAGTTTGAAATACATAAAGGTTATTTTACACAGAACGAAAAGGGTAATTATGTTGCACATAACTATAGTAAAGATAATGACAATAGAAGGAATGTTAAACCAAACCCGAAATTTTCAGAAGAAGAACACGATAAAAAAGGTTTTGAGATAATACCAGAAAATACTGTTGTTATAATCAGAGGAAGTAAAGGCGATAGAACTCACAGATATACTGAAATGTTAAGACTAAAAAATGTTTTTATGGTAAACTCTAGAAAAACTATGGAAATGTGTAATGATAAATGGCTTAATTATATTCATTTTAAAGAAGCAGGATTACAACAACCAAAAACTAGTTTAATTACATCTGTAGAAACTCTAGAAGTGCCTATAAAAGAGGTTGGTGGTAAATATCCTATGATATTAAAAACTGCCATGGGAACAAGAGGTATAGGGGTAGTTTTTATAGAATCATATAAATCTCTAGTTACTGCATTACAATTGATTTATAAAATTGATGAAGATATTCCTTTAATATTACAAGAATATATTCCAACTGAGTTTGATGTAAGAGCCATAGTTTTAAACAAAGAAATTATTGCTCAAATAAAAAGACCAGTTATTAGTGGAGATTTTAGAAGTAATATAAGTCAAGGAACTTTACCTTTAAAAATGACTTTAACCGATTTAGAAAAAGAAAGTGTTTTGAAGGCAGCAGAATCAACAGATGTTTTTTGGGGTGGTTTTGATTTTATTCCCTCAAAAGATAGAGAGAAAATTCCCCCTTATTTTATAGAGGTTAATGGTTCGCCTGGAACTGGTCATATAAATGAGTTGAATAATATTAACATTTATAAGATGTTTGTTGATGTATTTAAAAATCGTGACAACTGGAACCTTGACAAATAGATTAAAAGGTAATACTCTAAACTTATAAATACTCACATATACAAAAATGGAGTCAGCGATGAGTTTAATAGAATACGTAAGACAAGTCAGACCTATTCAAGAGTCTCATGTCAATCATCTAGATAAAGTATGCAATTCATTTTTATATGAAAAAATGATGCATCCAGACGAACTCGTAAAGTACGGTGGAAGAAAAGCAAAAGCACTACAAAAAGCAATAGAAGATGGTACTCCTTTAGAAACAAATAAAGGCACATTTACTCTTACTTGGATAGATGATTCTGATAAGGACAAATTTGCATCTGCTATCGGTGGTGACGAAGCTTCTGATTATTGGCCTTCTTTAAAATCAGGTCGAGGTTTTAAAAAGGTTTTTAAAAATGAAGAGGGCGAAGAATTTTCAATTGCACAAATAGTAAAAACTAAACTGTTTGGTGGTCAAGGTGCTAGTGGAGAACCAAGTGGTGCAGATTGGGAAGACATTATCACACATCATTACAATGTCCTAATAGGTAAACCTAGATTTGACTCTTCTGCAACGAAAGCTGTTGAAGAGAAGTGGGATGACTTTGACGAGATAGGTCAAACAATAGCAAAGAATTTTAATGAAAAGATTGGTGGCGGAGGAATGGTGCAATATGGTGCTGGCAAATCTTCATCAAATTTAAGTGATTTTTGGAAAAACCCAGCAAAAGGTGTTAAGGGCGGAACAGATGGAACACCTAAAACAGATATGTATACTTCTGACCATCAAATATCACTAAAAAAAGCTGGTGGTTCTCAACTTGCATCTGGTGGTCAAGCAGAAACACTTTCAACATTCTACGCAGCATTACAACATTTTTCTACAGACAAAGCAGGCACTGCTGTTGTCAACAATACGATGAAAGCAATACAAGATAATTTCACAAAGTTGACAACAAAGTATAGTAAGGGTGATTTAGAAAAAATAGCAAAGGATAGGAAAAAACAAGGAAAACTATCTGATAAAGATAAAACTGCTCTTGAAGAATTTATAACCACAGAAGAATTTCATAAAAAATTTAACGATGAGATGATTCCAAAACTTAATGAAATCACTGATGCAAAAGAATTTAAGGAGTGGTTTATATTTGAGGCTATGTCTGGTTTTAGTAAATTTAAAGAGAAAAAAGCAATTGCAAGTGTATGTATGGAGTTCAATGCAAACAACGGTAAAGTATCGAAATTTATAGAGGTCACACCTAACGGAAAATCAGCTGGTGTATCGGGGAGTCCAAAATTATCAGGAGAAATAAAAACAGTTGCTGGTGGTGCTAAACTTTATGCTGCTTGGAAATCCTCTGGCGGAAATCCATATTCTACACTAAGAGTTGCTAGTGTTGGTGAAGATGATAACTATGATGAGATGACTTTACGAGGATGCATCAGAAAAACAATTGCTGAAGACAAAATATCTCGATCCTTTCTCAAAGAGGAGATTGAAGAATTAGATGAATTTAGATTTATTAGAAAAGCATTCGACAGAATTAAAAAGATGGGTAAAGATGCTATTCTGTGGGTAAAAAATCTAATTACTAAAATACTCAAAGCTGTTCAACAAGCACTTGACAAAATTAAAAAAATGGGTAAGAAAGTCTTTGAGGGAATATTTAACTTTATCGGTGTTGAAGCCACTGTTGATACAAAAATTCCTAGTAAGATTGAAGGGTTTGTTACGGTATAATGAAAACATTTTCAAAATTATACGAAGAAATGGATTGGGAGCCTACTCACCAAAAAAGTATGTCAGAACTTATTTTTGATACTCCCGATATAGGACAGACAAAATCTGTAGCTGATAATATGTGGATGCCTATGTCTAGTGGTTTATTCAAAAGAGTAATGCCAGATATGGTTAAGGCTACAGTTTTTCACGTAACAGGTCTTGAAGAACAAATAGACCAATTAATTAAGATACAAAATTCAAATAAATCTATATCTACTTTTGCAAATATGAACGCTAATCGAATCAGAGCAGGAGTAGAAGGTGGTAGTGGTCTTGTTGTTGAGATAGAGGGAAATGTTCTTGCCTCTGCGAGAGAAGATATTATGTCAATTCCAGAAACTTCTGGTAGAAGGATGATAAGTTTTAATTGGTTTAGAGGCTCTTGGGGGGATCGAGATGTTGATCAAATAGAGAAACAATTAATTGTTCTTTTGAAAGCACTCATTAAGAAATATGCTGGTGCATTTGGTAAACCATCAAAGGTTGCTGGTGATTGGGAAAAATGGATGGCCATAAGAGCCGCATACGTAGAAGATAAAGTTAAAAACAGGTCTGCTGGTAAAGTTATGCAAAAAATTATCAAAGACTATTTGGATGGAATTGAAAGAATATACAAAAAGAATGCTAAACAAGTACAAAAAATATTAACTAGTTATATAGGAAGTCGTTCTACTAATGATGAGTGGGATGAGATTGTAGTAGACCAGTTTACAATTAAAAAATTGTATATAATTGAAGATTCTAATGCAATTGAGTTTGTATTACCATCAGAATATGTAGAGGGATGGGGAGAACGTGTATCTAATAAGTATCCAGATTTAGACATACAATTCATAGGTGGAAATGCAATGGAACAATATATTATAGGTGTTACATTTGCAGCTACAGGTAGGTAATAATATGATTAGTTTTTTAGAACTCACAGAAGACAAAGGTGGTAAGAACCTTCACCTAGAACATCTAGAAGATGAGATACTCAACTATGGTGTTGATGGTGGTCGTGCTGCTCTTAACTTTTTACGTTCTCTCAGAGATATGTTATCTGGTAGTAGTCGTAGTTCTGTAAACATGACTGTTAAGTGGGACGGAGCTCCTGCAATCTTTGCTGGTGTAGAACCAGAGACAGGTGACTTCTTTGTTGCAAAGAAATCAGTATTCAATGTAAGTCCTAAACTATACAAGACATCCAAAGAAATAGATGATGATTTATCTGGAGCTCTTAACTCTAAGTTTAAAGTTGCACTCAAAGAATTTTCCAAGTTAGGTATTGAAGGTGTTCTTCAAGGTGACTTAATGTGGACTGATGATGTAGAAACAGATACTATTGATGGAACAAGTTATTATACATTCCAACCTAATACTATTGTTTATGCAGTTCCTACAAATAGTGACTTTGGACGCAAAATCAGAACATCAAAGATAGGTATTGTTTGGCATACTACGTACTCAGGCACTACTCTACAGGGAATGAAAGCATCATTTGGTGCAGATATATCTAGTCTTAGTAAACCTTCTAGTGTATGGATGGACGATGCAACATACAAAGATACTTCTGGTAAATCTACCTTTACTGCAGCTGAGACAGAAAAGATTACAAAAACTCTGTCTGAAGTAGGTAAGACTTTTCAAAAGATTAATGCAAATAAGTTAAGGTCATTTTTAGTACTGCAAGGTCAGATGACAGGAACACTTGCTGGTGCATCACTTAAAACTTATAACAACTCTAAGGTTCGTGCTGGAGAGAAAATTA